CGCCCGGACCGGTAAAGGTTGCCGCCGTGACACTGACACCGGCGGGAGCCGCTACTGCGTCCGATGCGCCCACTGCCGTGACGAGCAGCGGGTCCGAGACCCTGCCATCGTCGCCGCGCGTGATAATCTCCACATCATAGGTGCGACCGGGCACGCCAGGCTGCAGTACGGCCACGCGCTCGTCACTGCGCAGATCCGGCAGGCGTTCGAACCGAGCGGTGGACCCAACCTCTGGCGTTTGTCGCCAGCGCACCTGGAAACCGGAAAGATTGTCCGCGAAGGCCTCAGGCACATCAAAGCGCACGAAGATTCCGTCATCGGTGACATGGGTTTCGGTGTGCGTCGGCGTCGGCGGCCGCGGCGCCCGGGGCAAGGTGATGCGGGTATCGAATGTCGGCACGGTGCCGCTGTCCGCATCGAAGCGCTCCGGTGCATAGGCAACGGCTTCGATCCGCGCGGCAAAATTCCGGCCAGCCCGGATACGCTTGATCAGAACCGGAAAGGTTTCCTTGCCCGTTTCCCCGAACGCAACAAGTTGGCCAACCTTTGGCGCATCGGCCGGATCAACCGGGGCTGGCAGTTGAAGGGCGGTGATTGGCCCGGCAACTGTCGAGACCGGCAGGGCCGCCGTCACTGAAACCTTGTAACTGCCGGATGCCGGACCGGTCTCGACCACTTCGCGCCAACGAATCGCATAGTCTTTGCCGGCCTCCATGACCAGCAGACCGGAGGAAAGGTCTGCGGCCTGGTCCAAGGTGATCGCTGTTACATCGCCAAACCCGTCCAAGGCCAGACCGGCCACGCGTGCCGAGCCCAGCCCGACCAACATGACATCATGAGCAACCGCCGCTAGGTCGCCAGCGCGCGAAGCAACCGATTCAATATCAACATCAAATTCGACGGTCTCGGTCTGGAGCAGCGCCGTGTAGAGCCAGAACCGGCCCAGCTTCCAAACGATCTCCGGATCGGTAACACCAGGCAGCTCGAACTTCTCATAAGCGCTGGCCGCCACTGTGCCAGCGGGGCCACCACTCGCCTCGCCCAGCTCCGAATAGCCATCGGCGAAAACCAGCATCTCGTCTTCACGATAGCCTTGCTCGCGATTGGTAAAGACAACACGCAGCGCGTGGACCGTGCCCGGAAAAGCCTTGCGCCAACGAAAGCCGCGCGTCGACCGAGGCGTGAATAGTTGCCGCTCGCCATCCTCCCGCGGACCATCGATCACCACCGACAATTTGCCATTGATCCAGATGGGTCGGGCACGGCCGGCGGCGCACAGGAGCTGTGCCGCACGCGCCCGGGTCATCGGCGTGTCGATCACATAGTCGACGGTATAGCCGTTATCGCGGCACCAGCGCCAGAAAGCGGCCCAGGCCGGCCAGTCTATCCGGCCATCCGCTAACGGGACGGCGGTATGACCGCCGCGATAGAGAAAGAGCGTGTTGTCGGCGACATTGCGCGTGGCGGCCTCGCCACCCCAATCATCGGCAGACACTACGGAAAGGTCGGGATCCGGGGCATCGGCGATCGCCGCATCAAGGGTGTGCGCCCGCCGCTTGGGAACCAGGTTAATCGCGTCAACAACACCTGACAGTTGATCCGACGCCTTGATGAAGACGGCCATATAGGCGAAATCGCCCAGCGGCATCGGATCGCGCGACGATATCGAACGCAACGCCGCCCATTCCAGCCGGTCAAATTTCTGCTTGCTGTCGCCCTGGGCAGTATTGGTGCGGCGCACCTCCACATCATACTGGCCCTTGGGCACTGCAGCCCGCATCGCTACCCGAAACGGCCGACCCGGCTCGGAGCGGGTCTCGGTCTGCGCCCCCTCCGCTGTGTCTACCGGGAAATTGGCTGTCCAGTTGGACAGGTCACCTTCCCCGACAAACCAGTCCAACCGGTTACTGCCACCGGCAGTGGCCGCCGCATTACCTTGCGGCGCGGTCGGTCGGGCCGTGATCCACGGATCGCTGGACCCGGCGGGGCGGTAGCGCATCTCAAAACTGGCCGAGAGCGCCTTGTTGCGCCCCTGATCGTCCACCTGCCCCAGACCTTGCGGAAAAGCCAGCACCGCCACGATTTCGGTTGTCTCGGTCTGGCTCGTCCGGCTGACCCAGCCACCGCCATCCAGCAAAGTACCGATCGACTCAGTGAAAGGGTCGTCCCGATACAGCGTAATCGGCGGATCGGTCGGTTTGGCGCGGATCTCATACTCGACACCGGCGTAATCCGTGATGGGCGTCTCGCCGATGCGGATGTCAGCGACATCATAATCGAGCGGCATCGGCCCCAGATTGAGCAGATAGCGCAGATAGATATCATCGCCGACAATCTCCTGGACCGGCACGCCTTGAAGCGGCGGGAAGACGCGGTGCTCGCCAAACAGGACCGGCATGGGCCGGTTGGCCAACCGTTGATTGCGCGCACCATCTACCGAATAGGTCGGCGACGGGGCCTCACCCAGAGCAAAGTCAGGTTGCGGAGGCGGCACCAAGGCATTGACGATCAGACTGCCGACGATCTGTACAGTAGCGGCGGCCGCGGCTGCCCAGAATGACGAGGCGATCGCACCGCCCGCACCACCGCCAACCCAGGTTGCCGCAGCGATGACGGCGATTTGCAGGATGGTGCGCAGGATCTTGGAGCCATCATCGCCGGCGGGGCGAACGCGCAGGAGAAGGAACTCGCCGGCCTCGATCCGCGTAATATCCCAGCTGTCCCGATCGACCTCAATTCCATCCAGATCGACGACGAGGTGCGCACGCAAAATCGGGTCCGGCACATGGCGCTCGACAATTTCGGCGACGGTGAAGCCCGCCGGAGCGGTCACCGTTTGCGCGGTTTGCGCTTGGAAAGGATGCAGGGAAAGGGTGACCGGGCATTCGCCACGACGCAAATGCTTCAACGCTGTTCCGGCTTGGCCGGCGGGCGGAGCTGTGGTGACAGGAAGTTGCGACGGGCCGGACGGCATGTCGTCACGCGGTGCTGTCATAGAAGCCTTCCAGGCGATTGGCCCAGACGGGATCGTCCAGGCGTTCAAGATGGGTGGCCGGCGTGCCGGGCCGATAACCGGCCGGTGCGATGGCGTGCAGAAAACTGCCCTGCCCCAGATAGAGGCCGACATGGACCGGCTGACCGGCAATGCGGAACAGGATGGCGGCGCCTGGCCGTCGTTCGACAGGATGCCAATGGACCAGTTGCCGACGGATCAGATCGGCCTGCAGGGCGAAGCGTTCGCCGCGCGTGGCGGGCGAACAGGCTATATAGAGATTTGCATGGCTGTGCGACGGGCGCCCGTAATGCTTCGACCGGCACCAATCGACCACGCCCCAGCAATCCCAGCCCGCCGGATCCCGGCCACGCCAAACATACGGGGTCACCAAATAAGGCCGGTGCCACCCACGCGGCGGCGTCATGCCCTTATCAGAACAGTGCCGGCGCATAGCGCGGCACGAAATCATAGGAGGTCACCGGCTCATCCTCATCAATCTCTACTGAGAGCTGGCCCGTCACTTCCAGCGCATCCCCCTCCGCACCAGTGAAGGAAAACTCCGGCAGGGATTGCTCCACCGTGTCAGGGGCCGATGCAAGAATGACTTCGACCAGGACAGCGGGTCGGGACTGCAAGGCGCGCAGCGTCAAGGCGATCCGGCGATCCACATTGTCGACAGTGAGGCTGGCCAGCATGCGCTCGCCTTCGCCCTGCCCGGGCGGCGTAAACTCAAACCCATAGGCCTTGAAGACAACGCCGCGACTGGTGATGTCGGTATTATTGTTCACAAAGCGCAGCGCGCCATCGCTGATGCCAAGATCGGGATAGTCCAGGCCCAGCGCGGTCAGGTCCGGATGGGTGATGGTGAGCAGGACGAGATAAATCTCGTCTGCCTCCTGGGCGATCGCTGATTCCAGAAAAGCGCGAGACGGCATCAGAGCAGCTCCAGCTTGACGGACACGACCATATTGTCACCGGGACCGACCGTCGTTGTAACCCCGGCCGACCCCTTGACGATCGTTGCAGTATAGGCCGTCTCTGTCAGCGGTTCGGTCCACTCAAAGGCCCGGCTGCCGTCTTCCAGATCATTGGCCAGAAAGGGCAGCCACTTGTCTTTCCAGTCGGCCGTCGACCAGCGCCAGGACAGCTCGACAAAATGGGGAACGGAGGTGAAACGCCGGCGCCGTTTGGCCGGACCGGCATCGGTCTGCGTTTCAAGAACATTCTCGCCGGCGCGCGGTGGCTTGTACCCCTCGCGGCGAATATTGGCGGGAAGGTCCGCCGGCCAGCTGACAGCCATCACCGCCTCCCCGGCTGTGGTGACAGCCCATAGCGACTGAATTGATCATCAAAGGCGCCCGCCCCGATCAGGTCACCGACCTGCTCTTCCAGCAGAATGCGCATCTGGCGACCGCCATCCGACGAACGGCGTTCGCTGACCGAGGCCTTGCCGCCCTGCGAGCGCTTGTCCTCCAGCAGGATCTGCAGCGGCGGCAAGGCGAGCTGCTGCACACCGCCGCCCCGGCCGCCGCCCATGGCGGACAAGGCCGGCACCACCGCGACATCCTCACCGCGCGAGACCTGGGCAAAGGGATTGCCATTGATCGATAACACGTTGCGATCGATGCCGGCATTGCCCCGAACCGTGTAATGGCCACCTGAATCATTTTTCGGCAAGGCAAAACCCCCGCCCCCCTTTGAGGCGCCAAACGCGCCATCCAGGAAAGAATCAAACGCCTCGGCCAGCGGTCCGATGATCATCCTCTGGATCGCGATCTCGGCCAGGGTGCGGATAATCCGCTCGCCCATATTCTCGAAGGCGTCGCCCACCGAGCTCGCACCCGTCACGATATCGGCCAGCCCGGCGCCAATGCCATCCAGCATCTCGGAACCGCCGCGGTCAATTACATCGTCCAGATTGGCGTATTCCTCGGCCATTTTACGCAGGGTTGGGAAGCGATCATCCATTTCGACCACGCCGCTACCATCCTCGCCGTGCAGCGCTTCCTTCACGCGCTCGATCTCGGCAATGATGATGTCGGCATCATCGGGGCTGGTGCGCCACAGGGCGAAGAGCCGGGCAAGCCGTTCGGCAGCCTGCGTCGCCGGTGCTCGCAATTCCTCCAGCAGCGCCTTCTGGGCTTCCATCGGATCGGCGGCCGCGGCCATGGCACCGGCCAGCTTGATCTCGTCTTCAGTCAGCTGCTTGATCGGTTCGATCAGGCCCAGCACACCGCGCTGGTGCTGCAAAATGGCATCGATCTGGGCTTGGGTGATTTCCAACCCGGCTTCGCGCGCTTCATTCAACTCGGATTCCAGCTCCGCCAGCCGTTCGAGCGGCGTCTGCATGGCCCGCAATTGCGCCTCAACCAGCGCTTCCAGCTCGCGGCGGCGTTCCAGACCCACTCCCGGATCCGGTGCGTCCTCCGCTTGCACCGGAAGATTTTCGCCCGAGTCGTACCGGCTCGAGAAGAAATCATCCATGTCGACCTGGCTCGAACGCGCGACCGCGGCACGCCGCTCGATCTCCGCCGTGATTTCTTCCTCGATCCGCAGCTGTGCCTGGATGGTTGAACGAATGAGCGCGCGCTGGGAGGCGTCCTGCCCCAGTTGACCCACCTGATCCCGATACACCTCAAGGGTCTGACGCGCTGCTTCCAGCCCGAGCTGCAACACTTCGACGGATCGCTCCTCCATGGGTGTTCGCGCCGACAAGGCTACAGCTTTGGCCTCCTCAATTCGCGCCAGGGCCTGCTGGCGCGTGATTTCGGCATCGAGACCAGCCAGCGATTGCAGCTGGCGCGCGCGCTCTTGTCGCGCCTCGGCCTCACGAATGGCACCGGCACCTTCTGCAAAGCGGGCCAGAACATCGCCTGAGAAACCGGCATTGATTTCCTGCGCGGTCGTCATGATGCGCTGCATGTTGTCAGCCGACTGCTGCAGTAACGGCGCGGCATCGCGCAGGCCCAGCTTGTCAGCAATCGCCAATCGCCGGGATGGGTCATCAATTGCGGCCAACTGCTCCAGAACGCGGTCCAGAACCTCTTCAATCGGCACTTCGGTCAGGGCCAAAGCATCAAGCCCCAATGCCTGCAAGCCATCGCGCCCTTCACCCTGGCCCGTTGCCCGGTATTCGCCGAGGCGTTTGGCGAATTCCTCTGCGCCATTCAGCGCCGATTGGAAGTCGCCACCAGACAAGCGTAGCGCCGTCCCCAGATCCAGCACACGCGCGGCAGCGAGACCCGAGGTCCGCTCCACAGTCTCAAGCCCATCGGCAAACGTCGCCGTGTCATTGGCCCGATCCATCAACACGAAGATTTCGCGCACGGCCAGCGAAAGAACACCCAACCCGGCTGCCGCCGCCAGCCCCCACGGGCCAATCGATGTCAAGAAGCTGCCCAGAGGCCCCGCGCGCGAGGCCAGATCGTCAATGCCAGACTGGACTTCCTTGCGGGCATTGTCGAAGGCCTTGAAGCCCTGCTTGGTCGACTGCGCTCCGCGCGACATGTCGCGCCACATGCGCTCGCCGGCAGGGCCGAGCTCCTCGAGCCGGCGCTTCATCTCCTCCTGCCCGCGCAGGTCGAGCTTGATGATGACGGAACCGGCCTTGCGATCAGCCATGTCAGCTCTCCCCTTGCGCCTCACGGGCGGCGGCCACGCCGGCGAAGACGCCGGCCTCTGCAAAGTCCAGTAGTTCCAGCGCCAACCAGTCCGGCAGGCGCGGTGTCATCTGTGCCAGGCGGCGCAAGGCGGCCTCGACGTCAAGGCCTTCAAACCCCCACCCGCCCCGTTTCAGGCAGGCTCCCGAACGCACCAGGCCCAGAACCAGCGCCCCCTCGAAAGATCGGGGGGCGTGTTCCTTGAAGGGGCAAAGGTGCGAGGGCGGAACATCGCGCCCTTCCGTGCGCGGATCGCGCGTGCGGCCGCCCCGGGAACAAGCCGCGCCCATCTCGACACAGTCATGACAGTTTTTTGCGCCGCCCCCGTGCAACCAAGCGAGAGAGGCGCTTATGCGTTTCCCTCACGCACCACCCGGCCGAGCGCGGCATTGATTTCCCGTTCAATGCGCCGCGCGATAACCGGGTGCCCTAGGATCAGGGCTTGCACGGCCTGCGGCGTCGGCTCGAGCGGAGCGCCGGTCTCCTGGTCACCGAAATGCTCCCAGCCGCGGATGTGCATCTGCACCATCTTGACCAGATCAAGGGCCTGGACGACGGCCTGAATGCCATCCTGCAAGCCCGCACGCTTGATCACATCGGTGAAGCCCAGGGCTTCCATGATCGGGCCGGCGCGCAGGGCGAAGTCTTCGTCGCTTTCATCCTGATCGGGCACGGGCACGGCCCTCCAGGCGGCCAGCTCCGCCGCCTTGCGCGAAGGCGTGGTTGGCCGGTCAAGCGTGATGGACGGGATACAGCGCTTGCCGTCGATCGTTTCGGCGAATTCCGGAAAGCTGATGACGATCGCGCCGGTGTCAGCCGGGCCGCTGGCAAGCCGGATCATGATTCACCGGCATAAGCGGCGATCGAATTGATCAACGTGGCAGTAACAGCCGCCGCCGACGCCGTTTGTTCGCCGCGCATGTCATAGCTTTCCGTGCGCAGGCCCTGGCCGGTGGCCGCGCGCTGCTTGGGCTCGAACCGCACCGCCGGCAGGGCGATGGTCAGCTTGTTGTCGGCATCGGTGGCAAAACTCAGCGCCAGATTATCGACCGCACCGCCGGCGGCGATGTCAAACCAGGTATTGTCGACCGGGCGGATATCCAGCGTACCGCCAATGCGCGGATTGGCGTCGGGAATGAATTCCTTGGCCGTGCGGTCGGGGCGCGGAATGGGCCGATCATCGACCAGCTGCCGCTCATAGAAGAAAGACCCGCCCATGATGTTGGCCACAGCCACATCATTATAGGTAATCGCGCAACCGACCGCGCCCGGGAAGGTGTTGAGTGCCAGCTGGTTGTTCGGCGTTCCGGTTGGGTCGCTGGCCGGGGTGACGATATTGGACGCCTTGCCCTGCAGCCGAATCCGGCGACGCCCAGCCTCCGGTGTGAACCCGAATTCCAGCCGTGACCAGGTAACCGTGTTGGCGAGACGCCAATCCGGCCCGTCGGCCCACGCAAAGGAGCCGCCCGCATGGGCGCGCGCGCCAGACGAGAAGACATGAGTATAGGGATCAATGCCGGACGGCGCGGTGACGCCGAAAATATGCGGCAATACCCAGCCCAGCTGGTTGAAACACATGGGCAGATCGATATCGAGGCCAGCCTCAACCAAACCATTGGTCGGCGGTTGCGGGTCCAGCACATTGGCTAGCGCTACGCCGATCAGCGGGTCCTCAACCAGCGGATCGGTGCGCCGCGGCGTGAAGCCATAATGCGAGATCGGATTGAAATTGCCGCTGGCGGCGGTACCCGCCGCTGCCTGGGCAAGCGTGAACAGCTGGACCTCGCGGCCAATGAGATGCGCCATGATATGTCTCCTGGCTGGATGAAATCAGGCCACCGAACGGCGTTCGGCGGGAAGAAAGAAGCGGGGTCAGCCCTGCCCGGCAATGCGAAGATCGCGCGGCGTGGCCTTGCGATAGTCCGTGCCAGCCTTCAGGCCAGCTTCCGACACCGTCGCCGCATCGAGCTGGACAAGCGTGCCGTGCACGCCAATTCCGGCCACATCTCGCAGCAGCACGGCCTTGAAGGGTCGGCGATCGGCGTCAGCCGGTGCAGCGACCTTGGGAACCTTGGTGTTTTTCGTGGCCATGACGGCCTCCTCTGGGCTGATGGCAGACCCCGGCGCGCGGGTGTCAGCCGGTTTGGGTCGCGCTCACAAACTGGACAGCAACCGTCAGGCTATTGAGCGTGGAAATCTCAAGGCCTGGTGTCTTGATGTCTTCCGGTTCAAAATCGCGCACTTGCGCATAGGTCACCGCGCCGCCGAGGCGGAAATCATCGGCGATAGTCTGGACAATTGCCTGTCGGATCGCCGAGACACCGGCCTGCCTAGCGGCATCCTCACCGCCCAGACCTTCAATACCAATCACGAACATCGCCTCCAGATCCCAAGTCGGCGGGATGCCTTGCAGGAAACCCTGTTCGGCGACTTTCCCGTCCACCAGGACAACCTGCGACCGCACGAAGTCTTCGCTGCGATCAACATCGAGATAGCGCGGATCCCGCACGACCAATTCCAGCGGATCGTCCAGCTCGGCCAGAGCCGCATTGATGACGCTGACCAGGGACGCACGGGCCTGATCATGAGTAAGTGTCGACATGCTGAATCCTGTCAGTCATCAGCGCCGAAGCGGCGCGTTGCAATTTCGCGGAAGGCCCGGGAAAAGCGCTCTACGCCTTCGCGGCCGATGGCATCGGCGATCCTGTCCGGGTTCACCGACTTCGGCATGGTCGCAGAGGGGACGAGAACGAACATGACCACGCCGTTTTCCTCACGTCCGCGTCGCAGCGTTGTCTTGCTGGCCGGCGCATAGCCGCGCTTGTTCTTCTGGACCTTGTCGGCGACCATCAGGATCAGGTCTCGCCCCTTCACCTTCACATAGCGCAGCTTCCCGAACCGCTTTTCCGCCTGCACCAGCGCATAGGAGCGCGATTTGCGCATGCGCCCGGACTGCCCGAACCCGTAACCGACCTGTGGCGCATTCTCGGTCGGGATAAGCAGATATTTTCCCGTGCCCGCCCGCATTGTCTCGCCATCAGCGAACGCCCGCACAATATGCGGCGCATTCGACCACCAGCCGATCGACGGCGTGACAGAAGCCTGCCCGCCCTTGTTCGGCCAGACGCGCGATCGCCAGGCATTGGCCACCTTGTCGCCCAGTGGCGCGCGCGTGTCCGCGCGCAGTTCACGCTTGCCCCAGGCCTCCACAGCATCGGCTGCGGCCATGGCGGCTTCGGCCAACTCCTCCAGCGTGGCGTCGATATCGGCCGACAGGCTTTCGACGATGCCGGCGTCTATCGTGAAATCCGGCTCGCCGGGCTGGAAAGACATCAACCGATCTCGACCATGTCCAACACCCACTCGCCGTTGTCATCGCGCGGCGCACCATCAATCCGGCAGCGCTGACCATTCGACCGGGTGAAGACACCGCCCTTGGCCGGATCCACGCTGGCCGCGACCAGTTTCGGATCGGCCTGTTGCACG